TAGACGCTTTTTCTCGATCTTCCCCCGAAGCCTTTGTAAATTGTGATTCATACTCTGCCTGAAGGACCGGTAGTCGCGTAACAAACTCTGGTATTTTCATTGCGATATAATAGGCTAGCCCAGAAACAAGCGCGGGGAGGAAACGGAAGTTTGCGTCTGCCGTCTCTACTCCAGACCCGGCGTCTTGGATGCGGCGTAGTCGGTAATACACAAATGTATATGTATTGCTAGCGTCTGGCACAGGCCAGACATTAATACGTGGGGCATCGCGAAGCCTGTCAATCCATACTTGGATCGGCCTACCTTGGGCTAGTTTATTGGGAATACTAGAATACGTACTGACACTTATACGGCTGCATGTAAGGTCTGATTGGGTAGCAATATCTCCGTTACCCGTTCGTATAGACTGCTCTATCAGGTCGATAGTATCGGCAGGGAGATCGTATACGGAAGTGCCAGCGACTAGATCAACAGTCCCACTGTCAATAGTCCACATATTAATGCCGCGGTTTTGCCACTCTATAGTAAGTAAATTCATAGACCGCCGCGCAGTACGTAAATCATACCCAGAACGCATCTCCCGCCCTGCGCGTTCCCACGCCTCTTCCGCAATCTCCGTAAACTCCATATTAAAGTTAGTTGTTCCAGAGGTTGTCATTACGTGTTCCTATACTTAGCAGTCTTTTTCGCTATGCGTTTGGGCTGTTTGACGAACTGTTTTCCGGCAGCAGTCCCCTGACGCTTTGCTTTGGTGGTCGCTGCATACTCCTTGGAGGACAGCGACTTTATTGCTTTCTCCGGTAGGTACCTTTCGCCGGTCTTGCCGGATGGCTTTCCTGACTTTGTTTTCCACTTTTGCTTTGTCCATTTTGATAGTTTATTGGAAGGCTTCTTTTTTCCTTCGTAACCACCGCCAGCGTCTTTATAGTACTTAGTAGCAAGTTGCATAGCTCGCGCAGAGTGCTTCCCACCCATTTTAGCTTTAGCTCGCGATTTAGCTGCAGCCCATTTGGCGGGGTCTCTTTTAGTCGCTACTCCTCCAGACTTGTAGTACTGGCGCATTAGGAGCCTTTCATAGTCACCATTTTAGCAGCGCGGACGCCCTGTTTAGCCATACCACAGCCACGGACTTTACCGCCCTTTTTATAGCCCATCATTCCGCCCATGTTTTTCTTAACAGGCTTCTTTTTTGCGGCCTTTTTAGCTTTTTATTTAAACATCATCTCGACAGCTTCAGGCATCCCACCTTCTTTATATTTCATCATTCCACCCATTTTCTTTTTTACCGCGCCCCCGCGTTTAAATTCATACCCGTCGCCTAGATCGTCTGGAGTATTGATAATCGCGTTGCGTTCTGCCATGTTCATTTTATTACGCGCTGCTTTTTTCTCCGGCATACCGCCAGACATGTCATCAGCATAAGTTTCTAGCTTGTCTTTTGGAGTAGCCGTTTTCGCCATGTTTTTCTTATCGTCTGCACGGTTAGTGGTGTACTTTTTACCTTTGTATTCAAATACTCCGCCAGCGCCTTGTTCTTTACGCGCTTTCGCAAATGCTTCTTTGAATGACATCTTTGGTGTAATTTTAATCGGCATGCTAGTATCCTTTTATAAGTGTTGTTACCATTTGACTTTGTCCGCCCAGTACGCTGCAGACATGTTACCACGAGAAATGTTTTTTCTGTGGCGGGCCTTAAACGATTTACGTTTTGCTTTCATCCGGGCAGATTCACCTTGTTTTGGTTTACCCGCCGTAGAAGCGCCCTGCTGCCCGAAACGAATAACTCGTTCCTTACCCGCGGAACATGCTTTTACAACATGTGATTTTTTTGGGTGGGAGGGAGTTCTACGCGGCCTATTACAAGCCATACTGGATTTCTTTACTCGACCCCCAGACTTATAATAATGCCGCATAACTGTTATCCGTAACTCTTTAGCATAGATAATACTATGGTGTACGTATCCCCAGCAGTAGAGGCTGCTGCGGTCGTAAGGAAGTTAATATCCCCTGTTTTACCACTACCGGCATTGTTGGTTAGGCCACCAAATTTAGTGAAGTCATAATCTCCAGTATTTCCAGTAGTAGCGTACCAGATAGGAACGTCTGTAGTAGCGTCCCATAAGAGATGGACTTCTAAGCCTCGTACATCGTAATACATGTGCTCAATAACTACACCTGTACACGCCGCACCGGTTACTGGGTCAGCGGCAAGCGCGCTAACATCAACTTTAGTAACAGACGCCTCCCCGCTACCGTCAGATAAGTTAGTAAACTTCATTACTGCTCGGCGGGTAGTATCTGTTAAAGTCTGGCTTGTTACAGCATCTGCCATCTAAACCTCCTTAAAAGGGGAGAAAGCCTTTTCCCCCCGATTTAATTTAAGCAATCTGAGTGTACTCAATAATAAAGGTAAACGAACCTGCTGTTGTCGCATTTACAGTATTTGTGATGTTGCAGTAGATAGTTCTTTCTGCAGAAGTATATTGAGCAGAGACAGGAGCTGTTGCAGCATTTTGAGTTGTTTGAACTAGTGCAGTAAGCGTGGTGTTGCCTACAACGACGGTCGTGCCGCCATCCAAGATTTCATCTGCAACCGCAGCAACAATCTGAGCGCCAGAGCTAGATGTACCAACCTCGTAGCCAATATCGCCCGTTCCAATAACAGGGGCTACATCGCAGAAAATAGTAATAGCTGTGAGGATCGTATTTGCTGGTTGGGTGAACTCTCCAATAGTAGGGCTGTCGCCAGCAGTAGTGTTCACTGTTACGCCTGTAGCATAACCAACGTGCTTAATATATTTATTGGTAAAAACGCCTGTAGAAGCAACAGAAGAAGTCTCAGTAATAGCTCCTGTAGTTGCGTTCTCATTGATAACTTTAAAGCCGTTCACTGAACGGACGGGACCATTAAAAGTCGTATTAGCCATGAGTATCTCCTGTCTTGGCTGGTGTCAGCTACACAATGTAACTGTCAGGGATGAGTTAGTATACAAAATAAAAAGGGGAGTAGCAAGTACTCCCCTTAATATAATACGACGTAAGTTGTTATGCGCCGGGTGAACCAAAGATTCCAAGAGGATCAGATACACCAAACGAATAACGCTCACGAGCTTTATAGCGGCTGTTACCCGTATCAAAGTCAGCATCCATAGATGTGCTCATTGGGGTACGAACGAAATGCTTCAAGCCATTTGGAACGTCGGTGCAAAGGAACCAAGCGTTCGTGTCGGTCAAATAGTGGTTGATAGCATAGCCTTCAGGAATCGAGCCGTTATTGCGGAGTGCGTTGAGGTCGTTATCCGCCGTGCCAACGCGACCTTCAGTCTCCAGCAGTCGAGTAGCGACGAACTGAAGAGCTGGTGGGATCACGAGCTTGCGCGGTTTAGCGGCAATCAACAGACCACGTTCGTCCGTCCAACCAGAGATTTGGATAACAGCAGCCTCAAGCGAAGTTTCGTTGAGGTCAGCAGCAACCGCTGGTTCGTTGGAGTTTGTACCGCCCGAAACAAGTGGGTGGTCCGTGGTGCAAAGAACTTTGCCGTCACCATACGTAGTACCGGAGAAAGCGTTGTTAAGAACGGCTGCTCCTTTAACTTGTTTGGTGTACGCCATAGCACGAGCCAATGCCTTCGTATAACGAGACGACAGAGAGTCGTACAAGTTATCTTCAATAGCTTCTTCAGTAACAGAGAAGCCCATTGCAACAGTTTCGTGCGTATAGCGAGCTGACCATGATTCTTGTGCATTGTCATATTCGATGGCAGAGCCTTCGCCTTTAACAGGTGCAGCAGAAAAGCCAGACAGCTTTACTTCTTCTTCGAAAGAACGATCTGAGCTTTCCGTTTCGAAAATCTCTTTGTGTTCCTCACCGTACTTTGCGTATTCCAAACCGAATAACGCGTTAAGTCCGGGGAGAAGTTCTTTCAGTAGTTGGGAGCGTGAAATAGCCATGATTTATTCTCCTACGATGCCCGTACCATACTGATGATACGGTGAGTTAATCTTTACCAATACATCAGTATAGGCATCGCCAATAGTAGACCCCGGTCTGGTTACAAACCCGATAACTTTAAATGCCTTGGTTGCTGTAGCAGTAGTAGCGTCGATCTGCATAACAGACTTGCCAGTAAAGGTATCGATAGAGGTAGTAGCGTTTTGCGCACCAGTGAGTGGAGCATTGTGCCCCAATGCAGTTTGTGCGATTGGGCCGTCTGCCTGTGCTTGGAAAGTAACACCCGGATCAGTGATAACAAACGCCGTAGCGTTAGTCGTACCTGAAGGGTAGTACTGGGAGAAGATTGTTTGGTTTTGATCGTTAACGTACTCACAGCCAACAAACACACCCAGCGCGCCGATAGAGCTACCGCCGAGATTGTTAGTAGTCGCATCTGCGCCAGTACCACTAGCGAGTTGCACGTATCCTGCAGCGATCTCAACGATTGAGCCGTAGCCAATGTTCTGAGAAACACCTGCAGGGGTAATCAAAAACGAATCGCGGGCACCAGCATATGGCATACCGTCAGCTCGTTTTACGGGGATAAGCCCGTAACCTGCACTTGTAGTAGACATGATTTATATCCTATTTAGGTTTAAGTTCCATTGCCAAAAGTAACCTTCGACTTTCGCTCATTAAATAGCGGCATTCGAGGGTCGTTTTCCCGCATAAGGTTGTTGTCTACTGACCGTATCTGCGAATCGCTTTGTTCTTTGTAATAAGCGGAACGTTCTTCAACGAGTTCAGCCGGAGCTTTGCAAAGCATAAGCCCACCAATCACTACATTATCTTTGAAACGCTCTTGTTCCACAGAAACCATAGTAATCTCTGGGTGATCTACTGCTTTTACAGGTTCCCAACCTTCACGGAGTTTTGAGGAAACATTAGTGGCGTCTACTTGACCTTGCGTGGAAACACGTACCCAATGATACTTATACCCCGGCTCAGGATCGGGAGATGGTAAAACCTCCGGGCGCTGCCAAGCTCTTGTGCGGGTACTCTTCTCACGGGTCTCATTGTCACGGGCGATTCGGTTCTCAGCCATTTTTTGCTTTCCTCATATCTATTGCAACCTGTTCGGCGTATTGTTTCGGTGTAAGTCCTAGACGTTTTGCAAGTGTTACTTGTGTTTGCGTTAGTACCACCTTCTTAGGTGCTGTGCTCCGCGTAGCGGGGGCAACCACATTCGCTTGCCGTCTCGGCGTGTCGTCTTCAGCTACCTCATCAGAATCGAAATTCTCAGGAAATAACCTTTGCATACGAGAGTTAAGTGCCTCGTAGTATTCATCACTTTGCGGACTTACGCCCGATTTGACAAGTTTTTCATGCAACCCCAGCGCGTAACCTGTCATCTCATCGTCTGTGCCAAACCATGGATTAGACTTTGCCCATTCCTCGGCTCGTGCATCAACCTGCGCTGGAGCGGGTTGGTTGTTCGGTTCTTCTGAATCTACAGGTAACTCGTTACTCTGTAAAGGGGGTAGCTTTATATTGTTTAGCCTATCTGCCTTTATTTTAGCAGTAGTTAAACTTTCTTGTGCTTCTAGTACCGCTTCTGAGTCACCAGACTCGTACGCATCTTTGTACGCACGTTTGGCTTCTGTTAGTTCCGTATCCACAGCGTGCTTAGCTTGATCCAAAAGTGCAGTTTGGTTTTTTCCAACTGTGCCCTTTAGATTTTTATTCTCTTCTATAAGCTGCTGTGTAACACGTTCTAGTTCTTGGCGTTCACGTAGCGCTGCTTCTTTAGCTCTTCGCTCATCGTGGTAGCCCTTACTAAAATGCTTAATTCGTTTCTGTACTTTTTCAGAGTACTCTCCTAGCTCATCCTCGGTTACATCTTCGGGAGGGTCAGATGCTTTCCGATTACGATCAGCTTTAGGTGTGTCGTCTACGACTTCAACAGCAAAATCTTCTTCAGGCGGGCTAGCTGGTGCTTCATCTGGCTCTCCCATAGTTTTTGCTGAAGACGGGGCAACTTCTATCTCTATGCCTTCGTCCCCTGTATCTGGGTCTGGAAGTGAGAACTCAACTTTTTCAAACGGCATTAGATTATCTCCTACGCTTTTACAATACCACGGGGGTCAGGAACAACAGCTTCTACACTGTCATCGTTCATCAAACGAAATTCCTTTTCCCCAATTTTAAACCGTGTCCCACTATTAGCCCGGAACATTACGAAATCCCCCGGTTTACACCAAGGGCCGGTTGGGTATCGCTCTTTGTCGCTGTAGGCCATGTCTCCCATATCGACCACAAGGCCAATAATTGACATGATGTACTCATGGTGCTTCGCGGTATCAGTCTTAATAATCCCACTATCCCCATAAGTTTCTTCGATTTCAGGCAAAGCAATCAGAATATGATACCCAGCAGGTCGCGGTAGTTGGGCCTCAAAAACTTCTTCCTCGGAACGTTGTTTTTTAGCTGCATTAGTCATCATCAGTTTCCATATGGTTTCGCAAGAGGTCTTCCATGTGTAAGAGCGCGGAGTCGAGACCCCGAATTAAACCGCACAATTCCTTATATTCCGCGTAGTCTTTAGTACTACCGGTAGATAAGAAGTCCACTGCAGAGGAGCGCTGCTCCTCGATACGTTCTTTAAGCACGCCAAAGACGGTGTTAGCCATAAAATGTCCTTATTTCCCCTTGTTAGGAGCGGTTACAGTTTTAAATATCTCAAGGTCTAGTTTATCCGCGTCTGCTTTAAGGGCAGCGTCAACTTTTACTTTATCTTTCTGCGCGTCCACAATAAGTGAAGTTTTCTCCAACTCAAGTTTTTGAGCTTCAATAATAGCTCCAACTTTATCAGACTGAGCTTTACGTTGCTGCTCAGCCATACGTAACTGCATATCCATCTGATCTTTCTGCGTCTTGCGCTGAACTTCAGCTTCCTTAGTAGCCATCTCTTGGCGTTGCAGTTGTAATACAGGGTCTTGATTCTGTTGCTGAGCTTGTTGTTGCGCAGCCTGCTGCTGATGGGACTGAGTAAGTTGTTTGCCAGCGTCTGCCATAAGCCGCGCCAGATTGATTTCAACAACTTCAGGTAAGTTTTCATTTGGCGCAGGTAGTGGGACACCGAGCCGCTCCTCAATCTGTTTACGGTAGCTAAACCCAAGATGCTCAGCGATATGCGCTTGTAGTGAGGCCATAATCTGCTGTGCTTGAGGGTTCTGCCCAATTAATTTAGCGACCATCGGGTCTTGCATAAACGAAGTGTGTGTAGCGATATGCGCGTCGTGGTCCTGATAGATAAACGCCTTCATAGGCTTGCCGTTTAGTGCGTCCATGTTCTCACTAACAGGATCAGCCGGTTTCATATCATCTGTAGTTGGCACTAATTTATCTGCGTTCTTAACTCCTAGCACCTCGATCATCTGCCTATGAAGCGCAGGTAAGTCGTAAATCTGTGGGGCAGATTGAGCCATCTGTAGGACAGCTTGGTACTGCACAACACGTTGGGCCATAGTAGAGCTATTAGGGTCACTAACAGGAATTACATCTACTAGCGCGTAGTCAGCCTGTCGTGCAGTAACCTCTCCTCGGAGAGGCTGATACCCGTATTCCGCAGGAGCGTACTCAGCCATAATAGCCTTTAAGAGTTTAAACTCCTGCTTCATAGCATAGTGTACGCGGGCCTGTACTGCAGCCATAGGTTTAAGTGTACGCTCAAGCAACGCAAGTGTCGTGCCCACCGGAGCATTAGCCGACATATCAGAGATGTTCATGTCACTGATAGCGCCTAGCCTACGGCCTTCGTTTGTAATTTTATCGAGTAGGGCGAGTAGAGTTTGTGAAGGCTCTTTGTACGGAAGGGGCATGATATTATCACGAACACTACCAGACGGCACGTCTACATCACGCCACTCACCGGGCTCGATAGGCGTATCATCTCCTTTAATACGTAGCCCACGTGTCTTTAAGCCCCCCGGAAGGTTAGACAGTGTGCCCGCATCTACGAGCTGGCGAATTATAGAAGTACCCGCACGAGCGTACCCACCAATAATGTGGATCAGCCCAAGCCCATAAAATCCAAATCCCGGCACGTATACATAATGTACAAAATGCTGGCGCTTAAGCATAAGCGGATCGTCAGGGTTCCAGTTTCGGCGAATAGATAGAACTTCGTAGGTGCCCCGCTCAATAGTAACCACATATGGGCGAGCAATCTCGTCGTCCTCAGAATCTCCTGCTCCATCGATAACAAGGTCTGCGTGAATCTCGTAAAGTGCATACCGCTCGTCATCAGTAATAGAGAACCCGCCTTCCTCTGCTTTACGTTTTTCAATATCTGTGTGGAAGGCTTGTGGGTCTCCGAGGTCTACGTCTCTATAGAAGCCATTAGCTTGTAGTTTCTTAAGTTCGTTTTTAGTTTTACGCATTACATGAGTAACACGTTCGGCACTCTCTATATGAGATGCTCCATAAGGCACGATAACATCTTCTGCTGGAATGTAGATAGCTATCTGCCGACCAAGGTTAGGGTCGTAGTAAACTTTCTTAAATGCAGAACCTGCTAGCCCAAGACTATAAAGCATACGCTCATGCTCGGGACGATACTCTACCATTTGCTCAGTAAGCTCATAGTTCATATCCGCACGGACACGATTAGCGGCTTCTTCTTTCTCAGATGTTTCTTCGCCTAGAATTTTAGTTCGTACCGGACCTGCAGCGGGAAACGTCTCGCTCATAGTCTCTGCCTGAAAGCGGATAGCGGCTTCTGCTAGTACTGTAGAGTACACGCCACACGCACCATCCCATGGGTCAGTGCGTTCCTCGTATTTAAATCCTAATACGTCGAGCCCTTTAACAAAAGTGTCTGCCCAATCTTTGCGGCCTTCTACGTCACTATCTACATAATCAATGAGTTCATCTGCAAGAGAAGCTAACACATTATCATCTAGGTTTTCTGCAAGGTTAGCGGTAAACTCGGTAGCCCCAAGGTCTTCTCCAGCCACAAGGGTAATCTCTACACTGCCGTCATCCAAAGTAACCATGTCTGGATTGACGACTTCAATCTCAAGTCCTACCTCTTCTCCCTCACCCATATCTTCGTCAATACCAGCGGGGGCTTCATATAATCCTTTTTCAATAGCCATATTCTATTCCTTAATAATACCCACCACTGCGTTGCTTAAAGTATTTGATAGGTTCTGCTTCATCAGAAGGCAACGTAATAAACCCTCCTTGCCTAAAACGCATAAGAGCCATAACCGTTGAGTCAACTAAGTCATCATGGCTCATAAAGGGAAACCCTGCAATCTCTTCCACAAGCTCTTCACCCCAACGCGTCTGTGGTATCCATACCATACCGGACGCTACTATGTCTGCTACAGAATTTAACCGCGCTAATTTATCCCCGGACCCTCTATGTGGGGTGTATTCAGATACCGGTAACCCCATACGCCGCATTTCTTGATACAACGCGGCTCCAGCACTCTTTTTCTCCACAATAAACGAGTCAGGCTCCCACTCGGAGTACTCCTCCATAGCCAACTTCTTCAATTCAGGAAATTCTACCCGCTGTTTAATGCTATTTAGTAGTATAATGTGGTATTCACTAACTTCTTCGTTAAAAAACACCCCCCATGTCGTGAGCGCGGTGTAATCTGCACGGTTATGTGTTTCCGCAGCGGCGTCTAGGGACATAATAATGTATTCACAGCTAGGCGGGTCTTCTTTTTCCCAAGACCCCCACCATTCTCGCTTTATAAGCGCCGCTTCTTCCGCCGTAGGCTGCTGTTGGTACTGCGCGTTCCACTGAAACACCGGCATAGAGGCTTTTGTACGAGCCAAAGCCTCCAAATCAAAGAACTCAGGCCATAAAGGCTTCTGGACAGCGGTGCCATCTTCCTTATCTACGTCTAAAATAGCAGGAAACTCCACTATTTCATACTTATCCGCCCCTTCGTTCTGGCTCATATCTCTTGTAACACGCCCAGTGAGGTCATCCATGTGCCATCTAGTCTGAATAAT